AATGCTATTGGTTTCTTTTTGAGTCCCTGTGACTCATAATATTCACCCATCTCCTCAACAGTGGCCCATCTTTTCCAATCAGATGAGACAACAATTTCAGCGTTAGTTTCTTCCAGTATTTCATTTAGGGTATCGATTGCTTTCTTATTAAAATTATCAAAACGGGCATCCAATTCAAGTGACATAACCGACTGACTTAATTTACGACCAACCTTTCGTTGTTTTTTAAATCTACCTCCCCACTCCGTGGATAAACAAATAACCCCATCGTGATCTAAAAATATTACCTTCATTTCTTCCTTTTTATGTTACAAATATAAATAATATTTTCGAATATCACAACATTAGTTACGAATTTTCTTCAATATAATCTAGTTGTGGTGACCAAACTCCTTCAGATGTAACTTTTGGATTTTCATTTCTATCAATCATAACCCATTCAGCTTTAACTAAACCCCAAGGTTTAAAATGTTCTAATACGTCCTCAAGTGAGAAACATTTACAACTGTAGATATCAAACTGAGCCATTGGTAATTCGTAGTGATCCCAAATGTGAATTGATGCGTGTGATGTTGCTAAGGTTACCGTACCTGTTAAACCTTCATTACCTGGGTAATCAACGTAAACACTCGTGGGACCACCCACAACTTCCATTTTAACTTTATGAACTAACTGGATAAACCATTCATTTAGAACACTAACTCTGTTCGGAGGATTAGTGAGCCAAACCTTCATCAAAAGGTGTTGGTGGTAGGGGACAAATTCTTCTTGCATATATGTTTTTTTCTATTACATATATATCTTTGAATTTGTATTTTTCCAGGATAAATTAAACTTTCTTATTCTTATAAAACCACACTATGTGGGTTGTTAATATTGCGACATTCACAAACATAGTTGGATTATTCATAATCAGATATCCATACCAAACCCATAGAACACAGGCTAGTGAATTTACTACCCTCAATTTAAACATCGACTTAAATGTCATCGACATTAACACAACCAATGACGCAACCCAACCTAACAACTCAACCATTTCTATATTTTTTAAAGTTCTTAACGAACCCAGTTTCATACTTCTTTAATTCCTTTGTGTCTAATCCGTTATATAATCCCGTTGACATAAACGCCTGAATCTCATCATCGATAATTTTCTTATCATTAACATAACCCATTTTCATAAGTTTCTTTTTTAACTTATCGTAATGAGTTGGTTTAATTCCTTTTATAAGTTTATTAGCGTCTCTCTTGTAATCTTTGTTGGTAAAATATAAACCGTGAGCAATCTCGTGATCTAAAGTTTTTAAGTCTTTGCTACTCGCACCAATCAAATACCAATCGGTTCGTCTACCATCATTCTTTTCCGATGAATCTTTTGCACAATACCAATAGATGTCGTTCATAATCGAATCGTACTCAGTGTCTTTACAAAACTGATGATGAGCGACTTGTAAAATGTTACAGGGAATGTTATAACCAGACCAATCTTCTGGATATGTAAATGTTTTCTTTTTCCAAGCATCTTTATAGAATCTCATATACTCCATCCAAGTAAAATATTTGTTCCTGAATATTTTATATGGTGACTCGTAGAATTCTTGGTATCGACAGAACAACATCGCTCTATCATAATTGTCGTCAACCAACACACAGTAAATGTTTGGTTTAATTTCTTTTACAACCCCCTGAACTAACGGATGATTGATTTTCATAAATTAAATTTTATTTATTTTAAATAACTCTTCGGTTAAATCAATATATGGTTGTGTTTCGGGATTATAATAGCCAACCATTTTGTCTATTTTTTCCTTATTGTCGTATGTTGTAGTTTTATTATGTTGTTCAACTCCCCAAATTGGTTCTGGTAATTCTCTAACATTAAACATAACCACTCGTTCTGGTGTTGCGCAAACATAAAAAACATCTTTGTCAGGTGATATAATCATATCGTCCCATTTTTTCTTTTCAACTAAGAAAGTATCATAATCTTTCTTTCTTCCTTTAGTTTCAATTCCACATTTTTCTAAAATACTACGCAAATCGATAGGAGAATATTTGTTATGTATATTTAAATCTATCAAATCAGGATACAATTTTTTCAATTCAAAATAAATACTTGTTTCATCCTGACAAATGTAAGTTAGATATCTTTCTCTTCTTTTACTTAAAAGTAGTGGTATACAATTAATAATTGTATCTAAACAATTTTTATGTTCTTGTTCTTTTTCTAATTGTTCCGCTATCCGTTTTTCAATTTCTTCTACTGACAACTCTTCAATATCTCTCGACATAAATCTTCTGGTATTTTACTTCTTTCATAAGCGTTAGATCTACCTTGTGTTCCTGTTTTAGAACCTCTAGGTGCTGCGACGTGACAAGGTGAACCATTCTTACACATTGGTCTTGGAACCCATACATCACTATTAGTCCATATGTCGGTTGGTTTCATTCTTTCATCACCATACTGACAATATGTAACAGTGTTTCGTTTGAACTTATCCATAAATGGCATCTTACGAAGAACTCCTCTTGGGTTTTCAATGAACCAATATGTTGGATTGAAATGTTCAATCACTTCGATAGTTTTCTTAACTAATTCAATACCAAGTCGTGCGGTATCTGTCTTAGGAATGTACGCACCCTTACCTCCAGTCCAATGGTGACCTAAAGCGGCAACACTGAATCCTGTACAAGGTGGTGATGCCCAAATTACATCAGGTTGAAATGGAACTTTGGTTACATCAAAGTCTAAGATACTAACGGCATAATGTATTCCGTCAAATGGTGTTAGGTCGGATGAAAATACTTCCATACCTAACTCTTCGGCAATCTTTCCAACGGAACGACTACCCGCAAATAATTCTAATACTTTCATTAAACTAAATGCTTAAATTTATCAGCAACGTTATTGATATAATTTTCCTCATCTAAAGATAATAGATGTCTACATTTTTTTAAATGGTCAAGACTATCCCAAAAAGATTCATCGTTAACATTTGGTCTACGAACACCGTAATTAGATGCTTTAATATCTTTTTGGTCTTCACTAATGAATCCACACTCAACTAAGTAATCAATTAGTTCTTGTCTTTCTCTAGATGAACAAGCATCAACAAATTCACTTGGATTAACGTCGATGTCGTCTGGTGTAAAATCTGGCATAATATTATTATTTAAATGTTTAAATAAAATATAAGAAAAAAAATTGGAAATAAAAAATTATAGAGAAAAAGATTCTCCACATCCACAGGTGCGGGATGCATTAGGATTAGACCAACTAAATCCTTTACCGTTTAAACCAGATGAGTATTGTAACTCGGTACCAAATAGATAAAGAACTGATTTCTTATCTACCACTAATTTAATTCCACCACCCGCCTCGAACACGTCGTCCGATTCGTGTATGGTATCATCAAAGTCCATTGTATATGAAAGACCTGAACATCCTCCACCCTTTACCCCAACACGAAGATGGTGGGTGTCTGGATTTATACCATCACCCACCATAAGTTCTATTACGTGTTCTAATGCTGTTTCACTTATCGTAATCACTTTAAACCAGTTTTATTTAATAAAGAATCGGTTGTTTTCTTATCAACCTTAATTTCTTTTATCACTTGGTTTTCCTTTCGTAATTTGGCAAGTTCTCTTTGTTGAAAGAAACATATTAGTAATAGTGCAATTGCACCTCCCTTAGTTATGTTGTCTTGGTTTTTCTTAAAGAATTCTATCATAATTTTAATTAATTAATTCGTCTGTGTTTATGTTATGTTCATTTAAAATTTCGTGTATCTTTTCATACACCAATTCCAAAGCATCATATTTGTCAATTTCTTTACCTTCCATTGACCACTCTAAACCTTTCTTAGTGTTGTGAACAATGTCCCATAGGGCTAACGCCATATCTAAGGACTTAACCGCTCTTAGATGTGCCATCACATCATCAGGTTCATTTAAATCAAATTCTAACGTCGCTTTCGCCATAAGTCACTAAGTTTTTTACCTGGTTTAGTTATTCTACCGTTCTCATCCATCATAGGTGCTCGGTAAATTTCAAAAGAAATCCACAATCCAATTACAACTAGTATTATCCCAAACTTTATCATATTGATTTTATTTTAATGATTGAACGTATTTTGATTTCCAAAACTGCCACCATTTTCTTGGAACGATTGGTTTACATTCCGAAAATGGATTATCACCGAATGCCACTTTATTTAAATACTTAGAAGAAATAACATTAAAGAATATTTCGTGGTATTTTTTATCTATTAAGGCGAAATCCGCAACAACATCAACGTTTAATGTTACTGGACCGTCTTCGGTATATACTATAAATTGTTCCTGTAATTTAACTAAACTACTTGTTTGTAAGTTTATGTAATTTCCATTCCCAATGTGAAAATCGGTACTCATATTATTCTGTTTGTGTTGCTTTTATTAATTCTATTTCTTGAACAGCCTTTGGGTTTTTTTCTTTATATATCTCTAAAGCGACCTCATATCTACCTGCTTCGGTAAAATGAATAAACGATTCATCACGAAGACTATCGGATAATTTTTGTAAACGATCAATTTCTTTTGCGGATGTGATATCTCCACCTGGAATATAGCCGTTGTCTGTTTGACACTTAAGTAACTCTTCTTTTGTTTTTTTCAAATCTTCTAAATTATTTGAATAGTGGACTAATAACCCTGTGAAAGATAACGTGGCAACTACCACATAGAATCTAAGATCTGTTAAAATTTTCATTTGTCTAAATTTTTAATGTCTGTTAATATTTTTTCAACTTCTTGTTCGGATAGATAACCAAGAACATCATTTGTTATTGGTGTGTCGTAAGTTATTTCACCATCCTGACCAAAAACGGCTAATTCATATAAGCCATCCTTACCTCCATATGTATATTCGCTTTGTACGATACTAGCTCCATATCCATTTGGAAATTGTACTAAACATTGTTTTCCCATTCCCATTGGGTGAGGGGTGAAGTTTAGTTTCTCGAACGTCACTACGTCGTAGTTCGTTGGGATTCTTTTTGTTACGTTCATCTTTTAATTTTTTTACGAATGCTCGTGTTAAATAAAAATTCATATTTAAAATATTTCTTCGGCAATACCTAATACTTCAGCTAACGCTAATGAAATTGCGGCCTGACCAAATTGTTCTTGGAAGAGGAAATAACAGGCACCAATTCTGATACCTGATTTCACTAAACTTATCCAAAAGTGAGTGTTTGTTTTTGATTCTTTTTCTTGCATAACTTTAATATACTGATTTTTTTTCTGATTTCAAAATTTCCTTTGAATTTAATATATCATCAACAGTTTGTATTCTTTCACCAATCCATCTCATTACGTTGACTGTCATCGAGTTACCAACAATACCTTTTACATTCGAGTATGATGGTTTCTTACCATCAATTTCAAAGTCAAGATAATCATCAGGAAACCCCTGGAGTCTTAGTAATTCTTTCTCAGTGAATCTACGGATACCTTTTTTATCAACCCAATAGTTGGATGTTGATATTTTACCAAACCCGTCTGTTAATGTTTGTGAATACGATTTAGTTACCGTACCTGCGATTCTAATTTGTCCGAGAACACTTTTGGTACGGTCATTCCTCGAGATAGTATTCTTTTCTTTAGCGACTTCAAAACATCCTTTGTCAAATAATATTGCTGCAGGGACTCTCCAGTCGGTTCCACGATATCCAACAATGTAGACTCTTTTGCGTCGTTGGGGTACTCCAAAATATTGGGAGTCGAAAACCCTATAAGCGATTGACCGTTTGGTACCTTGAACAATACCTCCCCCTCTGTT